CCCAGCAAAATGAGGTCTGTAAGTTGTCCGTTTTTCTTAAAAGCTTTCGGATTGCGCCCGAATTGCGCCATACCAGCGGCAACAGCGAACCGTTGCGCCAACCTGTTTGTCTCTGGCACTTGCGTGAAAACTCGTTCGACACCAGAGTTGTCGAAGAGCCACTGGACCGCTTCCCGTGCGGCTGTCTTCGCCCGCTGGCCCCACGCAGAGGGCAGCAGGCACGTATGTATCTCGGCTAAGACCGGCGAGTGCCAGACGACAAGCCACAACCCAAGCAGCTCGTCGCGATCGCGAGCAAGCACATACCAGATACCGGCCCCGTCAGAGGGCTCGTAATCCTCAGGTTTAGGCGAGAAATCGTCCGAGACGTGAGGCCATATCTTCGGGTGTGTGATGATCGAACGCACTAAGCGCAGATCTCCCGTCTTCTCAAATTGCATGGGTGTTTCTAGCTAGAAAGCGAAGCTGGTGTTCCGGCCAATCCCGGCCCCGATGACGCCGAAGAACGAGTGGTTGACGAGCCGGGCAGTCGCTGCCGTGAGGTACACAAGATCGAGAGTGCCGACAAAGTTTGGACGGACTCCCACAACTTCCACACCGTCCGCGCCGCTGTAAATCATCAACAGCTCGCCCAGCTCGTCCGTATCCACAAACGACGATGCGGGCGACGACCAGGCCGAACCATTCCAGGACGACCTGTACATCTCGTAATCACTGACGACGTAATAAACGTCGTATGTGCCCGTCCCGGTGCTGTTGATCGAAATCGGTTTATCGCGTGGGGTATTGCGGAAAAACACATTCGTACCGGCGATCGCATCCACAGTCACGGCAAACGTTGCCGGATTCGCTGAAGCGTGCTTCAGAGCGAGCGTTGCCGCGTAAGCGTCAATGTAGACGCTGGCTGCGGAGGTAACAATGCCGAACGCGAAATGAACGAGTCCGTCAGCAAAGATCGGAGTGGAAGCGATTTGCGCGGCACCCTGAAACCATGCCTGAGGCTGAGACGGCGTGATCGTCTGCGTGGCGACCGTCTGTATCGCCACAAAGGTGTTATCAGCCTTGAGGACCAGATACAGCACTGTGCCGCTGGTGTCCGAACACACCATATGAACATTGCCGCTACTGTCCGAGACGACACCATTCGGCCATACGTTTGTCGTCAGATCAGAAATCACTACGGGACTTGACCATGTGCCGCCACTGAACCTGACGTATCGCCAGGCGGCAGTTACCGAATAGTCGTTCCAGTAGATGAGCACCAGCTCGCCACCAGGGCGTGCCGCGAGAAATTGCGGCATAGTCAGCCGCGCATACGCAGGCAGAAGGTAGCGAGGATGCCTGCTGATAACAGGCCCGTCAGCACTGACACTGCCCCATGTCCCGGCAGACATGTTAAACGGCGTTATCTTGACAACGCCGCTTTGAATGGCGTCCGGGTCAGAGTATGCAGCAACGTGAGAGACGTAGACAATGTTCCCCGATCGAACGAGGCCATAAGACACACCTCTCGTTGATATCGGTTCATGCGCGGTGTCTACAGCCGACCAGCTCGCGCCATTATCAGTGCTGCGAAATGCGCGGATGTTCTGGTGATCGTCCACATCTGCGTTGCCGGGCTGTCCGAACACATACAAGGTCGTCGCATCAAAGCGATACGCCTGATTTGGATTCCCTGAAAATTCATTCGGACTCTGATAGCCCCCGGCAATCAATACCCCTGACATGTCATCCCCTCAGGAAACGAACGTGTAGCAGCCGCCGCCCAGATTGGCAGGAGCAATCGTAATCGAGAATTGCCGGTCCATATAGTTTGAGAAGTACATGGCATCCCCGGATCTGTACGTCGTATTGCTCGCTCTCAAAGTGAAGGTGAACGTACCCGCAACAGACGGAGTCCCTGCAATCTGAAACAACTCGCCGGGAATGGTTCCCACGTCAGTCAACGCCAGACCCGTCGGCAATGCACCGCTCTGCACCGTCATCGTCTGCGGACACAAGCCACCGGCGCTGAAGCTCTGCGAGTAAGCGTTATACTGCGTTCCCGGCCCGAAGATCGTCGTGCCCAGCCACCAGGGGTAGTCCTGATAGACGACGTTGTACGTGGTGATCACGGGATTGCCGACCGGCGGATCCCCGTAGGTCAACGCTGTATACGGTGCGGGCACCTACTCGTACCTCATGAGAATGGCGCAGGGGGTACTGTTGTTGTTGGCGCGTGCTGCGCCTGCGAAGTAGATGTTCCCGCCGCCTTTCGACACCAAGTACGTGTGCGTGGAGCCGTACATACTGGCAACGGTTACCGTCGTGTTGTCGGTTACGTCTCCAGCAACGCACGCCATGATCCCCAGCATGGGATTCCCGAGCGTGCCTAGTAGTGGAAAGAAAGGAAACGCGGCCACCGTGCCGTTGTAGAATCCAGTGGCGCGGTTACCGCTACTGGTAGTAACCGCTGTAGTCCAGTTATCGTAAGGAGGGAACGTAGTCGGACTATCGCATGACTGCTGGCGTATACCCATTGAAGCACCAAACGCGATCGCTGTAAAATACGCAGAGGTTTTGTTTCCGCTGCCGTCTTTGGATCTTTCGACCGCAAAGAACACCTGACAGTTTGAATTGGCTAATGTCACCCACAGCGACATGCGAAACTCGCCCGCATCACCCGAGAAATAGCAGGGGTACGTGGTAGCGCCCTGGTTAGATGTGGTCCCTCCAAAGGCACTGAATCCGCTCAGGATGTTTGTGATTGTTCCGGTGCCGTTCGACCCGGTGCCGACCGTGAACTGCAACCCTGGAAATGACGTGGAGGAGCCATAGCCGATCTTCACGTAAATCGGGAGCGTCGATGCCTGGGAATCGTTTGCCTTCCAGATCTCATACACATAGGTGGCCGCTGGTACGGCAGCAATTGCCGTCGTGGTTGCCGATCCAGCGTGCGTTTCGTTAACTTGCGAAACCTTGGCGACCGTCACTGTGCCGGATGCGCCGCCAGACACTGCCGTGAGTGTTGCCGTCACATTGTTTGCAGCATTCGTAAAGCCGGTGATGATCACCGACATGCCCACTCGCGGAGCTGGGCCGGTGTAACTGGAGTACGAATACACTGCGCTCGTTCCCACCGTCACCTGAGTCAGAGTAAGGACCGTCGCCGTCCAGACCACTTGCCCGGTGTCGCCGGTCTGTATCCATCCCAGCGTAGAGAATCCGGTCGATATCGCCTGAGACCATGCCATGAAATTGGCGAGAGTGGAGTTGTCTAATGGTGCGTTGGTTGTGTATGTCGCCATGAAATTAGCTCTTCGTTATGTTCAGTTCGAGGATCAGTCGCTTGCACGTCGTAACGCTGTCGAGATTGAACTCGAAGATGTCTCCGGTTGCGACGGTTGTCGTCCAGCCGGTCAGCGTTGTCGATGTATTCTTCTGGGCGCTCGATAGAGCCGGGGGGGCCGATGCGACTATCGATGAAGTCGTCGGAAACGCACTGTACGTGGACTTCTTGACCGTGATCTGCGCCGATCCCGAAGCATCACCAATCAGCGTCCAGCCGGTTATCGTGCCGTTGTACGGGCTTTGGACAAAGCCCTTGCTGCCCGTCGTCGGACTGGCCGAGCCTCCGTCAATCACAATCCCGATAACACCGGCTGCACTCGAAGTGCCTCCACCTCCACCGGCAGCGACCGCAGCCTGCACAAACGCAGTAGTCGCGAGCTGCGTGGTGTTCGTTCCGGCAGTCGCAGTCGGAGCTGCGGGCGTGCCGGTAAATGTCGGCGAGGCCAGAGGTGCCTTCGCAGCGAGATCGGACACAAGGCCGGTAACACCGCTCTCCGCGATCGCCGGAATGTCCGCAGCAACCAGTGCGCGGAACGTCGGAGCCGCTGAGCCGCTCGTCGGCCCGGCAAACACCGTGCTCGCGGACTGATTCGCTTTCGATACGGCCAGCGTCCCTGAAGTCGTGACCGGCGTACCGGACACGCTGAACTCCGAAGGCATCGAGAGGCCGACAGAAGTGACCGTGCCGGATCCGCCACCGGAACCGGGTGCCGATCCACCGTCCACCACATTGCCGCTGGAGTCAACCGTCAGGAAGTGACCGGCAGTCAGCGATCCTGAGACCGTCGCCACCTGATTGGTTGTTCCTGACTTCGTCCCAACTTTCGCATCCGCTGCGCCCGCGCCGAACATCGGCAAGTCCGCAGTCAGCGCACCAGTCGTATGCGTGACCGTGCCGGTCCCGCCGCCATTCACCCATTTCAGGCCGGTGCCCTGAGTGCTGTCCGCACTGAGCACCTGACCGTCAACGCCGACCGGCAAACGATCGTCAGTGGTCGAGTAAACCCAGATGTCGCCTTTAGTGGTCAGCGCACTGGTGATGCCGTCGCCCGGCCCGGCAGGCAGATAAATCGCAACTTGCCAGTTGCCACCGGAGACGATGTCCAGCGTGAGGTCGTCGTCCGTCGCCAGATCTACCGTCGAGAGCAGTGACGTGAAGTCCTGCACAGTGCGAGTGCTTGTGCCCGCCGCAACGATCGGGTGCGAAGTGAAGATCGACACGCCACCGAGCTTAATGTCAAATTCGAAAGCGTTGCTGGCGTCCGATGTTTTGATCCTGACCTTGCAGGCTGCGATCCGCATCGGCGAGGGAACAATCACCGGGTCCGAAATATCAGTGCCCGGCGTCGAGTCCTGCACATCCCACCCGATCGCGGCAGGCCCCTTGGCACTGCCCGCGCCCGGCACGTCTCCGCTCCCCGGTTGGGGCCAGAGGCGTTCGAAGAACACCATCCACGGTCTCGTCAGATTGCCGTTCTCATCGGTCAGCGGAGTGCGGATAGGGACCGCAGGGATCCGGGTCTTCTGATTACCGGCCATTTTTAGTTGCTTCCTGCCTGCGCCTCGATGAACGCATCAACGAGCACGGTCTTGCTGCTGGTTGTGCCGCTAAAGCGATACACGCGATCGCGGGCGTGTCCGAGCCTGCGCCATACGACGCGAGTCCTGTACAAGCCTGAAGAGCCGGTAGTCGCGTTACGGGCCGTATTCCAGCTATGCCCGCCATCATTCGACCAGTCGAGGGTGACGGTCGCGCCGGTCCCTTTCTCCATAGCCAGCTCCATGCGGCTATGGAAGATGCGCTTCTCCTCGCCGGTCACATGCGGAACCGCACGTTCCCAGTGAATAGGCGTGCCGTTGTCGGTGTACGTCTGCTGCGACATCACATAGATATTGCCGTTCGCATAGTCGCCGACCAGATGCTTGCCAAAGCAGTAGCCGTGGCATCGGGCACGATCGCGATCGAGAGACGAACCGTTCCAATACCCGCGCCGGTGCCAGAGCTTCGTCGTCAGGTCATAGACCCAGGTCCGGTTTGCGCTGGGGAACGTCAACTGCCAGAAATCATGCCCGTTGTCGCTGTAAGCGAACGACTCCGCATCAGCTCGCGTGCCGTACGTTGCCCACTCTTCTTCGATCGCGTGCGTCGAGACGCGAGTCGGCTGATAACCCTGCGCGTAAAAGGCCCGTGCGTGCCCTCTGGGATCGCCGGAAAGCCAGATGATGCCCTGACCTATCCGATTCGCTGCGAACTCCGCAGCGAGCCCGTAATGGATAAATGCGCCGGGATCCCGCTCCCACGGTGCGTCCTCTGGCTTGGCACTGTAGTTGGATCTCCAGACTTCAGTCGTCTGCGAGCCGAACAACCACAGATCCTCATGATCGGATAACATGCCGATCAGTTCATCCGGGTAGCCTTCCTTCGCCGCTGCCTGCAACAGATCCCATTGGGTGCCGTCCAGCGGAGTGCTCCACCGGAACCGGCGCACACTCGCACTGTCGGCACCGGATGGTTGATCGATGACGACGAAGTACGAGTCGAGATACGTGCCCTGCATCGCAGTGACGAGCTGCGAGGCGTTTGGAGGCCGGAAGTTGGGCTGAACCACAGACGACCCGTTGTCCAGCCAGAACGCACCGGCACTGATGACGCCCAACTGGTCGCCATTCGGGAACATCTGCACCATCCGACCG